GTTCCCGGAACGTCTACATTGTCAGCCCATTCAACACCAGTCCCAGCGGCGTCGGTTTGCAACAACTGACGCGCTGTGCCGTTCCCAAGTTTGGAAACAGAGATTTCCGCAGAAGCAGAAATGTCTGAGTTTACAATATTGCCAGCAAGATTGAGACTGGAGTATGCAAGCGGCTGGGTAAGGTTCAGTGCGCCAGAAACACTGACATCTCCACCGAACGTCGCCCGACCATTCTGCACCTGAAATGGCGTACCCGTGCCCGTTACGGTTACGGTCTGTGCGACAATGTTGCTGACCGGAAACTGACCCGAGATAAACTGACCAAGCTGGTTAATCGTAATGCGATACGCGCTATCGTCTGTAGACTCGATCATTGGGATCGAATCCTCAAAAGACAGCGCGGCGTATGCAGCCTCGTTTAGATAAGCAAGGCCGCTAAACGGGTTGCTCTTATCCATGTTAGTTGCTTACAGATGCGAAGTTGACAGTAGCCGTCCCAGAAGACCAAGCCGTAGCACGCGCACGCAGGCCCTTAAACCCGAAGCCGTGCCCAGAGAAGATGCCAGCGCCGGTTGCAGAAGCTACGAGCGTGGTGCCCGTGGTCTGCGCAGCGGACTTGATGGCAACCGCCACCCAGTTCGTACCGTCGAGCGTGGCCTCAAAAGCAATGGTGCCAGAGAACGTGCCCGAAAGCTGGATGGAAAACTCACCCGGAGAGGTGAGACGAAGTTCATGCTCGACTGACCCGCCGTTGGCGGCAATCGTACCGGTGCTAACGTTCTTGAAGTTTGCCATTAGTTACAATCCCACGCCCTGAGTGATTTGTTAATCCTGCTATCCGGGTCCCTAGCTGTCTCTGCGCTAGTCAGCTTTTCCTTCATTCCCTTCATACGTCGGCAAAATGCCGCACGACGCTTTGCTTTCGCTGGGCTTTTCTTGGCTTCACCGGCCTTAACTGGCGGCTTGATGTCCTTGCCCTGAGCGCGAAGAGAGGCGCGGCCTTTCTCGTTCAGACCGCCCTCTGGGTTTTGACCTTCCTTGCGCTGCCATGCTGGCGATTTAGCCATTACGGGAGGTAGTCCTCTTCCTCTTCGTCCTCGTCGCCCTCTTCTTCGTACTCTTCCTCGTCCTCGATCTCGTCCTCGTACCCTTCGTACATGGACTCTTCGATCTGCTGGAGACGGTCTTCGAGCATCTTGATGCGATCTTCAACCATTGCCACACGGTCGCCACGGCCTTCCTTACGCTCGCGACGCTCCGGGGGCGGTCCACCACCCACGGCAATTACGAGATCGACGCCCTTACTCTCGGGCTTACGTTTCATTGCTGGCTTACGAATCTTGTCCATTACCAACTACCCACCGGAAGTTGTTGAGAAAAATCGCCTTTATTGGGCGTAGATAACTTCTGTTGTTCTTCTACTCCAAAATAAGGGTCATCGCCCTTCGCTTGCAACACTCCCACTACCTCAGGCCTTACTCCCTGTACACGATCCCATCCGTGCAGCGCCAGTCCAAGCGCCATCACGCCGTCGTCGTGCAGTCCTCGGGGTGCCTCGTATTTGACGCCGTTGGCAGTGTAGTTGAACTCGAAGCTCTCAAGCTCGTTAATAAGCCAGGGCTCGTCAGGAAGCGTTAGCTCCTTGTTCTGGAACGCGGCAATCAGCCGCTGCATTAACCGCAGTTTGCTCGGACCCGTGAAGACAAAGCCGCTGATCGGCTGACCGCGTGCTTGCAGGTCCTCCACGATTGCGTCACCCACACCCGTGGCGTCCACAATCGCAGGCGTATTCTTCAGCAGGTCCTGCACGCGCTCCTTCGTAACCGCCCACGGTGCCTGCCAACGCTCCAGTCGGACCACGCGCTGCCACGCATCCATGCCTACGGCTACCGTGAAGTCCTGCGCCCTAGCCAGGTCCACACCCCATACCACGACCTCTTTGTCGCCTACGTCACCGATGGCCTCCTCGATCTTCTTAAGACCGAACGGGTTCGCGCCGTCGTCTAGCGGGATGCCCTCGAACTCCTGAGAGAAGACCTCTGCCGGAAGCTCCTTGCGTGCTTCCTCGATCTCTTCCTTCGGGATGTATGGGTTGTCCAGCGTAGAGGCGCGGAAGCTCTCCCAGTTCGGCTCGTCGTCTTGCAGGCCACGGTTGAACATCGCCATGAAGCCATGACGCCGACCCTTGGGCGTACCCAAGATCAACGCACGCCCACGTAGGTCAGCAAGCGTAGGACGGATAGCTGCCTGCCACGTTTCGGTCAGGTCCCTGACGATACCGGCCTCGTCGATGACGACCAGCGCATACTTACGACCACGGGCAGGGTCCTGAGTGTCTAACGTCCAGACTTCAATCACGCCACCCGTGATAAGCTCGATGCGCTTCTCTTGCTCGCTGACGCGCTCCGCAACCGGACCGAGTCTCTGCACGATCTCTCGCCAAGCCTCCAGGGCGTACTTGTAGCCGGGGGCGAACCAGCCGACAGGCTGGCCGTCGATGGCTGCTTTGCAAGCTGTAGTAATACCCAGCGCAGTCTTACCGAAACGACGACCACACATCACGACACGAAAGCGCGTATCGCTCTCCGCGATCTTGATCTGTCCGGGATGTAGCTTGTGGAGCTTGATCTCCACCGGCCCAGAGCCTTCGGACCTCCTCTTCGGCCTTGCCACAAAATCCTCCGTTGTGTTAGATTCCCTGTGCGGTGAAAAACCGTGGGGGCTCTCCAGTACGCGACGGTGATGGGAAGTACTTCCTACCTCGCTACGGTGGCGAACCTACCTCAATTAGTTACAGCGTCCGGGCGATGTTTGCTCGCTTTCGAGATACCAGAAAATTCTCGAAGACGTGGGGGGTAGGGGGGATCCGTACGCTCAGGATCCGGGAAGTATTACTACCCGCAACAACGAAAGATAAAAACAACAAGCGGAAACGGACGAAAACGTACGAAAATGTCACGTAATTCCGTGCTTTTAAAGAAAAAATCGCATAAAAAATTGCATAAAACCGGTCTACGGTTAGTCCGTAAGTAGTTTTACTGAGCCTGCGTGGAGCTTCTTGACCGGCTCCTCCTCCACGACTTTGATCTCCAGCGTCTGTGTACCCTCCTGCTGGATCAGCTGCTTATCCCCGAACTCACGGGGATTCATTTTGGTAGCGGCCCACTGAAGCGTATCGATCTTCAGCTTGTCTGAAGACACCGTGCTGTTGCTCGTGTCCCTTGCGACCTGCAAGGCCTCCTCGGCCAGCGACTGAGCCATCAGCATACGCGCGGCAAGGTACTCCCAAAAGAGACCCTCGTCCTGCGTAATCCACCTACGCACCGTACCGGCGCTCACATTGTAGTCCTCGACCGTCGCTGAAAGCGTGCGGCCTTCGGCCATCCCCTCGAATACAACTTCGATAAGCGCGTCACGTTCCTCGAGCGTCCACTCGCGTGCTGGTTTCTTCGACCTGCGTAGCTGATAGCGTACCTCTGGTCCCTCCAACGTGCCCTCCTAGGGTGACGTGTGTCCGTAAAGCTACCATAGACCACCGTATTTCAACAAGCCCACGGCCTCGTCGTTGTCACTACGCCACTCTGCCCCGCTCTCACGAACCCTGATACGTGGGAAACTAGGTCGCGAAAGGGGGACACCCCCCCGCACGTACGCGGGCGCAGGCGCGCGCGCCCAGGCGCACGCACACGCACGCGCTCGCGCGCGAGGGAGCGGGTAGGCTGCGAGACAAGGTGGCCGCAACGTGTGCGCGCTCGCGTGGGCCTGGAAGGTTTAGGCGACGTTGGCATGGAGCATGCTTCCCGCGCGCGCGATTCCTTTCTCTGGAATGGCAACGGGTGGAGCTTTGCCCGGGGTCCGGTATTCGTGCAGCTACGCGCAAACGTGCGGCGCCATTTCCCGACGCAAGCGTTGGCCCGACACGATGCCACTTGACATGTCGCATATGGAACAGTTACCATTCCGGCACGTTGTTTCCGTTTCTCTTCTTCTTTGGGGGTTCGTGATGAAACAGTTCTACATCTGTGTCGATCTCAGGGACGTCGAAGGTCATGACAAGGCGGCCGCCTACCTGGCAGCCATGAAAAGGTTCAGGGCTGCAGTGCGTTCCGTAGGCGATAATGTGAACCCCTACGCTTGCGAGATTGGGGAATGCTATCCCATAAAGGTCAACGGGGAGCATCGCGGCATCGTCTGGACCGAAGAATAACTCACCACGGGGGGCGGCATTACGCCGCCCCCCTACTCACCACAACGCACGGGGGGTGCGCTATGTACCACGTTACGAAAGTTTCGACGAACCAAAAAACCGGACCCATTCCTGTCACCACGTCAACGCGCGAGAATTGCCCGGACGCTTGCCCATTCAAGGGCGCGGGTTGCTATGCAGACTCCGGGCCACTGAAACTACACTGGCGCGAGGTTACGGAAGGCAACCGGGGCGGTACATGGGACGATCTGTTGAAGGCTGTTCGCAGCTTCAAGCGTGGTCAGCTTTGGCGTCACAATCAGGCGGGCGACCTTCCGGGGGATCGTGTGCGACTTGATGCCGAAAAACTGGCAGAGCTTACCGCTGCCAACCGGGGGCGCATGGGCTACACCTACACGCACTACAGCCCGAACATACCCGAGAACCTTGCGGCGATACGTGCAGCGAATGCCGGGGGCTTTGTGGTCAACATATCAGCCAACGGCATGCACGAAGTTGATGAGCTCTGCGACCTGGGGGGCGCCCCGGTAGTGACAGTGCTTCCCGAAGACGCGGACAGATCGAAGTACCCCGACGCGCCCAAAACCTACACAACAGAGAAAGGGCGGCGGGTTGTGCTCTGTCCTGCAACCTATCGGGAAACGTCGTGCGCCGATTGTGGGCTATGCGCCGTGCCGTTAGAGCGTCGACCCTACGTCATCGGGTTCCCGGCACATGGTACCAGTAAACGCAAGGCGAGCGAGGTTGCACGGGGGCGCGCGCTTCCGGTAGTGAATGCAGCCTAACCTATCACAAGGGGGGCGGCATTCCGTCGCCCCCCATAACTGCACCACACAGGGGGAATCATGAGCGAGCACAACCGCTGGACCAATTACGAAACGTGGCTTGTCAATCTTTGGTGCTTTGACGGCATGGCCGCCGAAGATGGACTCGTGGACGAGTATTACCTGCGCAGCGTAGTCGAACACCTAATCAAGTCGAACAGTAAGGCTCACAGCCTTGTGCGTGATTTGGCGACTGCCTTCGTCGCACAGGTGAACTTTCAAGAGATTGCAGACTTCATCAACTCACAGATTGCAGAAGAGGTGTGACCATGAACCGCCAGGAAAAAGCCGCCGAGATTGCACAGAGCTTTCAAGATAAACTGTCCTACTGGCTTGATCGTTGGGAGCTGCAGGAGTTGAGAAACAGGAACGCCAAAGAACCGAACCCCTATGTGTGCCACTCGCACGATTACTTGGACGCTAACGACACAATGGCAGAGGCTTTTGATGACTGCGGCGCAGACTATGGCGACGAAGAACTCTGGAGCATGGCGTGGGACCTGTCGGCAAAATTCTTGGGCCACGAATAAATCACCACGGGGGGCGGGCAATCCCGCCCGCTCCCCACACACCACGAACCAACACAAACATTAGGAGCGAATCATGGGCACATTGGTAGCAGCAAAAAACGCGGCGGCGTGGTCAGTCGCTTGCCACATCAATCAGATGAGTGACGCAGAGATCTTGGAGCACAAGCACGACTACACCACGCTAACGAACGGAGCGGGCGACGTCGTAGGGTTAAGGCTCCACATGGTAGATCTTGCGGCAGAATTTGGGCTGCCATCTGCCAGCATCCTTTTTGAGGTAGATCACTGGGGGGACTCCTGCGTCACAGTCAGGACGTGGGGCGGCTTGGGTGTTTGGATGAAGTGCGAAGGGGACAGGCTGTGGATCCTTGAACACCTGTGCAAGGATTACTTTGACGAGTGACAACCTGCGAGGGGGCAGGGCCGATCCTGCCCCCGATAACTCTCAAAACTCATGACACAGAGGAGGGCGTCTGATGTACGGATACGACGTGCAGTTTACGGCCGTTGCTGTTGCCCTGGCGTTTGGAATGATCGTGTTTGCATGGGTCGCTGAGTGGATTGCGAACAAATGGGGGGGCGGGAATTGACAACGTCGGGAAGCATATGCAAATTACCTGGGGGTCGGGAATTCGCCCGGTCCCCGCTGAACCGAAGCACAAGGGGGGTGCATCATGTGGGTAACGGTAGAGGATGGCGCAACGTTGGAGCTGCGGTTGATCGATCCGGCAACGGGTCAGGACATGGCCGCTGATATGGTGGACAGTTTCGGGGGCTTTGATTCGGGCGACTTCGAGCAGGTGCACGGCGGGTGGACATCGACATACGAAGCAGTGGAGTATTGGCGGGAGCAGGTCGAGACCTACCAGGCACTGGCAAATCGCATCTATGCACTTGAGCAGGTCCACGGGCGGGACGCCGTGCAGAAGGTGGTCGACGATTACAGCGCGTCTGACATTGACCTATGTGCCTATGCCGTGGGGGTTGCGCTAACAGATCATTTCGGAGAGGGGGAGTCATGAATCAGAAGCAGATTGAGACGGAGTTTCTCAGGCTCACGCGGGAGCATGAAACGCTAATGCTCTGCCGCTTCCATCGTAGCCTGACGGA